TTGTAGAAAAAGAGGGGCGGATTTCACATGCTCCTACTTTAGTTGGGCAAATACAAGGAGGACAACAATTAACAATGGATCATAGAGATGATAGAGTTAAAAAGTTTTCTCATTTGATGTGCCAACTTGGACATAAATATATACATTACTTCAAGGAAAGAACAGGAACCAATAAGCTTTATCCAGAAGCAATGAGTGTGTCAGTAGATGCAATGTGGTCAGTACACAGTTATGAAGGAGATTATAATCCACTACATGACCATAGTTGTAAAACTTTAACAGGACTAGCGGCAACTACTTGGACTAAAGTACCAGAACAAATAACAAAACAACCCGATCCTAATGAAGCAGGGTACACTTTATTTGATTCTTCTGGCTGTAGCGACGGTTATATAATGTTTAACTACGGCAACACATCATCAATGGATGCTTCACGACTGCGACCACCTCACTCGCTTACCTTACAACCTAAAGTAGGAAGAGTGTATTTCTTTCCAGTGTGGTTACAACACACAGTCTTTCCTTTTAGAGGAGAAGGTGAGAGAAGAACAGTTGCTTTGAATATGAATGCATGGCATGTGGAAAAGGAAGAAGAAGAACTACTAGTGAATAAAACTATTAAACAAAATAAAGATTCTGTAGAGGAAAATAAATAATATGGATGACGGAATAGGGTATATAGAAACACCACACTTTCCTAAGTATGTGTGGTTAGGTAATGGGAAAGCAAAGCAAATGGTATGGGATACTTCAAGCTTATCTGCATTCTCATCGTGCCCCCGTTATTATAACTACCAAAATATTTTAGGTTATAAATCTAAAATTTATTCTTCAGCTACAGGTTTTGGTTCAGCGGTTCATGTTGGATTTGAAGTATTGGATCGTGGAAAATTTTATGGTAAAACAAAAGACGAGTCTATACAAGAAGCTATTAAAATAGTTTTGTTAGAATTTGGGGAAGAGCTTTTAAAATCAGAAGATAAAGCTAGAGGTTTGGAAGCAACTCTCCGTGCAATTGTATGGAGAGCAGAAGAATATTGGGATGATGTAATAAAAGTAGCAACAATGCCCAATGGTGAGCCTGCATTAGAACAAAGATTTGAAGTGCCGTTTGGTTTAGATTCTGAAGAAAGATTTTCTGGACGTATAGATAAGGTTGTTGAATTAGAAGATGAGTTATATGTTGTAGATACCAAGACAACTAAAGCAGGATTAACTTCTTATTATTTTGCAAACTTCATGCCAAACAATCAAGTGTATGCATATATATGGGCGGCACGTAGAGTATTAAAATTACCTATTGCAGGATTCATTGTAGATGCAGTGCAAACTGGTGTAAATTTTTCTAGATTTGATAGAGCAGTCTTCAAAGTTAATGATGAAGTGCTTGATGAATGGTATCTAGATGCTTTACATAAAATGCATTTAGCAAATGAGTATGCTAAAACACAATACTATCCTGCAGATTTTACTGCTTGTGGGAATTATGGTGGTTGTAAATATAGAGATGTGTGTACTGAAGCACCTTCACGTAGGCCAATGATTATTGATTCAGAATTTGAAACAGACATACATAAAGATCTTAAAATTAAAGAAGATAATGTAATTGAATTTCCAAAAGATATGGAAGTAGAAGTGGAGTTGGAGAATGAATAGAAAAATAGAAAGTATAATAGTTAACATAGCAATTTACTTGTTTTGTTTTATAGCTATATTTATAGTAGGATTGTTGATATGAATAATTTTTTATTACGTTGGGAGTGGTATAATTTTTCTTGTAAATTTTTAAAAAGAAAAAAACCAATGACATTTCATATAGGACAAGACGAAAAATTTATTTATAATGATGATGTTAGTTACGAACAGAACTTTGATAAGTGGTTGCGTTGGACAAATAGAGAACATAGAATTTATAAGATGAAAGAATATACTAAAGAAGAGGGGCGGAAAGTATTCGCATCAATCCATAAAAAAATAGATGAGGACACATGAGAAGTTTAATAGAAAGTTTTATAGATGTTGGTAGTGGATTTTTATTGGCTACTTTTTTACAATTACTTGTGCTTCCTTTGTTTGGTTTGTATCCTACCTTAACTGATAGTGCAGGAATTGCTATGGTATTTACTTGTGTTTCTATATTCAGATCTTGGATGTGGAGATTACTTTTTAAAAGAATAAAATGAAAATAGTTAAAGAGTTTCCACCCATCTATGATAAGATAAAAGAAAAGTTTACCTTATCGGGCAGAGAAATATTTGCATGGGGAGATATTATTTATAATCCTGGTGGTGGAGAACTTGGCCCAGAACTTGTCGCTCATGAAGAGGTACACAAAAAACAACAAGGCGATGACATTGAAGGATGGTGGGAAAAATATTTAGCAGATGATAATTTTAGATTTAAACAAGAACTTGAGGCTCATCAAATGGAATACAAAGAATTCTGTAAACTAAATAAAGACAGAAATATTCGACATAGATACCTTGTATATTTGGGGGGAAGATTATCTTCTCCTGTATATGGGAGTATGGTTAGTCAAATGGAAGCAATTAAATCTATACGTGGAAAATAAATGTGTTGACGGATTTAAAAAATTTTGATATAATACAAATACAGGAGAAAAATTATGGGAAATTTTGATTTATTATTTAAAGATAAACGAGTGGTAATCTTTGGATTGCCTGGTGCTTTTACTCCAACTTGTTCATCTAAACATTTACCAGAGTACGAAGTAATGGCAGATGAATTGTTACAATACGTAGATGATATCTATTGTATTTCTGTTAACGATAAGTTTGTTATGGATGCATGGGCAAATAATTTAAAGATTGAAAAAATTAAAACATTACCAGATGGCAATGGTGAATTAACTAACAAGTTAAATATGTTAGTAGATAAAAGTAACAAAGGATTTGGTAAAAGATCATGGAGATATTCTGCCGTACTTCAAGACGGACAAGTTGAAAAGATGTTTGAAGAAGAAGGTAAAGCAGATAATGTTCCAACAGATTATGATCCTTATGAGATAAGTGATCCTTACACCATGCAAAGATATTTAAGTAGGAGGATACTATAAATGGCAAACATTAAACAACATGCATCAACAGATGTAACTAAACTATTACTGGTAGGCGACAGTGGATCTGGTAAGACTGCGGCACTAGCTTCATTAGCTAACGCAGGAAAGAACCTTCGCATATTAGATTATGACGATGGTCTATCTATATTACCAGACTTATTAACACCAGAAGCAGTAAGTCGTGTGTCTTATGTGACACTTAAAGATCCAATTGGACAAGCCCAAGCTTTTAGAAAGGGGGCAAATTTAATTGCTAATTGGAAAGACGGTACTGAAGATTTTGGTTCTGTTAAGACTTGGACTAAAGATGATGTGCTTGTGATAGACAGTCTCACCCTTATGGGAGAGTCTGCATTACGTAGTGCATTAGTTTTTAATAACAAGAAACCAACAGACCAACCTTCTCAACCAGAATGGGGAACGGCGGCACGAGATGTGCAACACCTCATTCAATATATAACTGGTTCGGAAGTTCCGTGTAATGTTGTGGTGACAACACACATGCAATACATGGAAGGAGATTTGGGTGTGAGTAAATCATATCCAACTAGTGTTGGCTCAAAGCTATCTACAAAATTGGGTCGATACTTTAACTGTGTTTGTAGAGTGGACACTAAGAGTTCTAGCAAAGGCACAGAGCGATCACTGAGAACTGTATCAGATCATAGAATGGATCTTAAAGTTCCTGCATTAGATATATTAGAACCTAATACAGAACTTGATCTTGCAAAATTGTTTGATGCAATTCAAGGTAACGCAAAGAAGAAGTTGTCAAAATCAATGTCAAAATAGGAGGGTATATACCATGACAGGATCAGACGTGAGTGACTTTTTAAGTATGTCACCAAATGAAGTACCACAAACGGTTACTTTACCAGAGGGTAGTTACGATTTTGTAATTACTAGCTATCGTTCCGACAGAGTTGGTGAGAACCAAACTCCGTTAGTGAAGATAAATGTGAAAGCTACAGCAGTGATTCAATCAGACTTGGATCAAGCTGATATAGCTAACGCAGAACCAACAAGACTAGAGTATTGGGCAACACCTAATGCTATGAAACAAAAAAATCCAGCGATGTCTTTAAAGAGTTTCTTAACAGGATCTCTAGGCATGGATCAAGAGTCGTCTTTTGGTGAGTTGCTTGAACAAGCAATCGGCCAATCTTTTTCTGGTGTAGTTAAGCACGAGATGGTTGGTAAGAATAAAGATATATTACAAGCGTCTATTAAGAAAATAATTAATAGGTAATTTGTAATACATGAGTGAGTACGCAGTACATAAGCGGGTTGAGTCTCAGGTTCCAGATTCTGGGGATTCTGTTTGCATAGTTTTAGAATATCCTACGACTACCGAATCTAGACTTAACAAAATAAATACAGGAGGCATACAGCAAGTACTGAATCCTATGTGCAAATTCGCAGGTATAAATGCACAGACTGTTATGCTCACTCATGCCATTCAATTAAAACCTGCACAAGAAAACCCACAGAATTTCTTTCACAAAAGAAGTGAATACAAAAAATTAAAAAAAGAAACAGAGTGGAGGTCACAGTTTGTGCCCACCCAATATGGATATTTAAAAGAAGAATATGAACAAGATATAAAAAGATTAAAAGATGAAATAAATAAATATAATCCAACAATTATTATAGCCATGGGTAATATATCTCTATGGTCTTTATATGGTTTAGATAAAGTCGGGTCATACAGAGGTTCATTCCTTGAAGCAGATTCAGAGTGGGCAACAAGACCTTATAAAATTATGCCTACTTACAGTCCTTTATCTATAATAAAAAACTATTCGTTTAGACCAACCGTAGCGGCAGATTTAAAGAAGGCAGTTAGTGCTAAAGATAATATTGAAATAGAACATACCGAAAGAGAAATATTAATTGAACCAACACTACAAGAAGTAGATGAATTCTTAACTGAATGTGAACTACTTAACAACGCAGACAATCCTTTATCATTTGATATTGAAACTGCATTTGGTGAAATAACTTGTATAGGATTTGCGCCTAATAAAAAAAGAGCAATGGTAGTTCCATTTAAAACAGAAGATAGTAAAGACTATTGGGATTATTCTAATGAATTACTAGTATGGGATAGAATTAAACGAACACTAAGCAACCCTAATGTTACGAAAGTAGCACAGAATCAAACGTATGATATATCGTGGTTGCGTCATAAATATAAAATAGAAGTCAAAGGAACTGTGCATGATACAATGCATGCACAACATTCTCTCCAACCAGAGATGGAAAAAAGTTTGGGTTACTTAGGTTCTATTTATACTAACGAGGGGGCATGGAAAAATCTAACAAGTTTTTCCAAGAGTACGAAAGCAGAGGAATAAAACTTTATGAAACGTCCCCAATACTTTGCGGCCAAGCCGATAGAAGAGGAGCACTATGCGGTTGAAAACGAGATATTACTTTGGCGTTCTGTATTGGATCAAGCCATGCAAGACATATCTTATTTAGGAAACGATAAAGAATACATAAAGTTTAGAGAAGATGCTATTCATTGGTTGATTAATGATAGCGATGATTTTGATTTAATATGTGACTTCGCCATGTTGGATCCAGAAAAAGCAAAAGAAGAATTTTTTTATATAGTGAGGATAGTAAATGACAAGCGTAAAAGACATGATTGAATTATCAAAAAAGATTGAAGAAAAAGAAAAGAATGATCCAGTAAATTTTCCAGCACACTATAACAAAGGTGGCATTGGTTGTATTGATGCGATTAAATCTTGTCAAGGAGACGGCTTTAAATATTACCTACAAGCATCAGCTATTAAATATTTATGGAGACATGAACACAAGGGGAAACCAATACAAGATTTAGAAAAAGCTAAATGGTTTATTAATAAATTAATAGAAGTCATACAGGAGAGGGATGATGAGAGTAATAAGAAACACGGAGATAGCACAGAAGGAACTGTCTAAAGAACAAACCTTATGGGTTTATTGTGGATTAGACTGTGCGCTTACTCATGAGATATGGGGTAAGCTATCCAATGAGTTAGACCAAACAACTAGAAAGACATATGAGTTTGAATTGCAGAGTTTAAAACCTGCAATGCATATGATGTTGCGTGGACTTAAAGTTGATGAGAAGAAGGCTGGAGAAATCCGAGCCCCCCTTGTCAAGAACAGAGTATTAGTAGAGAGAATGTTAAATCTTTTTGCTGAAGCTGTATGGGAAAAGGATCTTAACCACAATAGTCCTACGCAATTAAAAAGTTTTTTATATGAATGGTTGGGGCTTCCTCCAGTTATTTCTTATGTTAAAGGTAAACAAAAAGTATCTACAGATAAAGAAGCATTAGAACATTTAAGAAAAGAATACCCACGTGCTCGTCCTTTTTGTAATTCTATTTTAGCTTTGAGAGATATAGATAAACAATTAAATATTCTTAATTGTAAAAGAGATGAAGATGGTAGACTTCGTACTTCATTTAAAGTAGCTGGTACTGAGACAGGCAGATGGGCAAGTTCAGAAAGTCCTTGGAGTACAGGAACTAACTTACAAAATATTACAAAGGATATGCGTGAAATATTTGTACCCGATGAAGGTAACATTTTATTTTATGCTGACTTAGAACAAGCAGAATCTAGAGTTACTGCATATGTAGCAGGTGATGAAGGATATGTAAATGCGTGTGAAGGAGAAGACTTACATACTCAAGTAGTTAAAATGGTGTGGCCCAATATGGGTTGGTCTTCTGACTTAGTACAAAATAGAGAATTAGCTGATCGTCCTTACATAGGACATTTTAGTTATAGAGATATGTGTAAACGAGCAGGACATGGAACTAATTATGGTTTGTCTGCTACATCTTTAGGTCGACATTTAAAGATTAAGATTTCACATGCAACGAGGTTTCAATTACTTTACTACGGTGGAGTAGTTGCGTTGTCATCATTGGAGAGGTGGCACAAACAAGACAAGGAAGGTGGTTTCCAAGAACTAATTGATGGGGGCACGATTATAGGGACTGGTGCATCTTCCTTAGTCAAAATACAAGGAGCATTTCCTGGCATTAGAAAGTGGCATGATAATACTGCCAAGCAATTACAATTGGAAGGTACTTTAACAACTCCTCTAGGAAGACGTAGACAATTTTGGGGAAGACTAGATGATGCAACAACATTACGTAAAGCAATTGCGTATATTCCTCAATCAACTATTGGAGATTTATTAAACTTAGGATTGTATCGTGTGTGGAATGAATTAAATAATGATGGCGTAGAAATATTAGGGCAGGTACACGATGCAATTTTGGGTCAGTTTCCTATTGGAAAAGAACCAGAAGTTATCCCTAAGATATTAGCTTGTATGAAAAATCCTATACAAGTAAAAGAAAAAGAAATGATTATTCCTTCTGATTGTGAGACAGGTCTCGACTGGAAGAATATGAAAAAATGGAAACCAAATGAGTAGAAATTATACAGATTTTGTACAAGCTTGTGTTGACGCAGTAGCTGATAGTCCAATACCAAAACCATTTGCACAATGGAGTGCGTTGAGTGCCGTAGCAGGAGCTATGGGAAGACGAGTATGGTATTCAATGGCTAACTATGATATAAGATCTAATTTATTTGTAATATTAGTTGCCCCTCCAGGACGAAATAAATCAGTAAGTTTAATTTTACCATTTACAAAAGTGTTTAGTAAATTAACTACACCCGTAGGTACTAATGAAGATGATCAGAATTTTAATTCTGGATTAGATCAGTATGGCTTACGCAATTATCCATTGTATGTAATACAAGATAGAATTACTCCAGAAAAACTGGCAGTAGATATGACTAAAATTACTAGATTAGATTTGAGATTATCCACACCTGCATTAGATGAATTTTATGATTCATCAATGACATTAGTCACGTCAGAATTTGGTACATTTATGGGCAGGCATGAAAGATATTTACAAATGTTTATGACAGATATGTGGGATTCTAAAATGGAATATAGCCATAAGACTAAAACTGCAGGAGAATATCTTATCAAAGGCCCATGTCTTAATTGGTTAGCTTGTGCTACACCAGAACAATTT